GGCACACCGGCATGGCTGACCCGCACCGCGGCGAACGCGACGATCAGCGCGACGGCAAGCTGGACGGTCAACGCGCGCCTGAGCGCGACTTCGACGGCGACGCTCAGCGCCGGCGGCTATCAGGCCGGCACCGCCAATCTGAGCCTGACGGCGGCGAACGCCACGCTGTATGCCAACGAAGGCATCACGCACGCGCGCGCCAGTCAGGTCATCATCGCCTCGCTGCAAGCGAGCAATCTGGCCTACACGCGCGCCTCGCAGAGCGTCGCCGCCGTGCTCGGTTTCGCCGCCTCGCCGTCGCTGCGCGCCACGCAAATCGTCATCGGCGCCATGAACCGCGGTCAGGCGCGCCAGCGCGCGACGCAGATCGTGCTCGAAGTTCTCGTCTGGAATTATGAGGTCCCCATGCCCGCCATCTTCCCCGTGCTGCCCGGCCTCGCCTACTCGGTGATCAAGCGCCCGAGCTTCTTCAACGCCAGCGCCGAGTCGATCTCGGGCCGCGAAATCCGCGTCGCCTACGCGCAATATCCGCTGTGGGAGTGGGACCTGACGTTCGACTACCTGCCCGACGAGCCGACCGCCTCATCGGCGACGGCGTCCGATCTGAAGCAGTTGATGGGGTTCTATCTGAGCCAGGGCGGCAGTTTCGGCGGCTTTCTGTTCAAGGACCCGGACGATTACACGGTCACCGCGCAGGTCGTCGGCACGACCGACGGCGCGACGGCGCAGTACACGCTGATCCGCACCTACGGCGGCAGCGACGGCACCGGCAGCGAGCCGGTCGGCTACGTCGATACCGGGGCGGCGTTCGCGGTCTATCTCGACGGCGTGCTGCAAAGCGGCGCGAGCTACAACGTCGTCACCACGACGCCGGTCAGTCAGGTGCTCGCGTTCACCAGCGCCCCGGCATCGGGGCATGTGATCACCGTCACGTATACGTATTATTACTATGTCCGCTTCAAGGAGGACACCTACGAGTTCGAGAAATTCATGGACAAATTGTGGAGCCAGCGGCTTGTGACCCTGAAATCCCTGCGGGGCTGAACCGAAAGGAGTCGCCGGATGCGCAATGCCTCGATGTCGCTGCTCTCGGCGCTGGCGGCGAAAACGCCGATGTGGAGTGCGGACGTGTTCACGCTCTCGCTGATCAACGGCGTCAACTATTACTGGACCGGCGCGGATCAGAGCATCAGCTATTCGGGGATCACCTATGCGGCGGTCGGCCCGGCGATCGAGCGCTCGTCGTGGTCAAGCAAGAACACCACCGAGATCGCCAACATGGAGGTGCAGCTCTACTCCAACGGCGCGGATTTCGGCGGCAACAACATCAAGGCCGACATCATCGGCGGGCTGTTCGACGGCGCGTATCTGCTGCTGCAACGCGCCTTCATGCCGACGTTCGGCAATACCTCGCTCGGCCTTGTCACCCTGTTCGGCGGCCTGGTCGGCGAGGTCGAGGTCACGTCCACCGGCGCCAAGATCACCTGCTCGGCGTCGAACGTGCAGCTTGAGCAGAACATTCCCCGGCGCACCTACGAGGCGGGCTGCCTGCACACGCTCTACGATACCGGCTGCACGCTCAATCAGGCGAGCTACAGCACCGGCTTTACCGCCGCGTCGGGCGGCAACGCGCTCTATCTGCCGTGGACCGTGGCACCGGGCACGCCGTCGCTGCTGCTCTACGGCATCGCCACGATCACCAGCGGCGCGGGTGCGGGACAATCGCTCACGGTGACAAACTACTCCAGCGGCGGCGTCGCGTTCTCCTATCCGCTGCTCACCGTGCCCGCGCCGGGCGACAGCTTCAGCGTCAGCCAGGGCTGCGACAAGAGCATCCCGCGCTGTCAGGCGTTCGGCAACATCCTCAACTATGGCGGGTTTCCCTACGTCCCGCCGCAGAGCTTCGGAGCTTGACCGGATGAGCGTCCCGTACGACGGCGCGCTGCCGGGCGACCTCACCCCGGGGCCGGGGATTCTGCCGCTGACCCCGGCCAAGGAGAGCATGCTGCGGCTACGGCTGATCGCCGAGGCGCGAACGTGGATCAGGACGCCGTACCGCCAGTTGGGCGACACCAAGGGGGTTGCCGTCGATTGTTCGATGCTGCTGGTGCGCTGCGTCGTCGATTGCGGCATCGTCGCGCCGTTCGATCCGCGCCCCTATCCGCCGACATGGTTCCTGCATCAGTCGGACGAACGCTACATCGACTGGTTCGCCGCCGTCGGCGTCGAGGTCGAGACGCCGCAGCCGGGCGATTTCATCACCGTCAAGGTCGGCCGCGCGTTCGCGCACAGCGGCATCATCAGTGACAGCGGGCATCTGATCCACGCCTTCGCCGATGAGGGTCAGGTGCGTGAGTCCTCGCTTGGTCACCCGCGCCTTGCCGCGATGGGCCAGGGCAGCCGTCAGGTCAGGCCGCGGCGGTTCTTCGATCTGTTCGCGCGGCTGCGGCAGAACGCGGAGCGCGGCTGATGGGCTTTCTGCGCGGCGGCTCCAATGCCGCCAACCCGCCGACCTATACCGGCTTGCAGGTGCAGACCTCGGCCGAGGGTATGGTGCTGCCGGTGGTTTACGGCCGCAACCGGGTTAGTCCGAACCTGATCTGGTGCGACAATTTCCAGGTCAAGAACAGCGGCAAGAAGGGCGGCGGCAAGGGCGGCGGCAAGTCCGGCAACAAGGACTATCAGGCCGGGGTGATCCTGGCGATGTGCGAAGGCCCGATCAGCTTCGGCCTGATCTTCATCGATTCCTCGACCGTCGGCACGTTCGCCTATCTCGATCTGCTGGCGGTCACCGGCACCGCGTCGCAGCCGCCGTTCGACTGCATCTCGACCCTGCCCGGCTTCGTGCCGATGGCCTACCGCAATGTCGCCTACGCCGCGACCAACAGCTACGACCTCGGCTCGGCGGCGACGTTGCCGCAGCACAATTTTGAGATTTACGGCTTCTTCGATTCCACCGCCACCGCATCCGGCCTGCCCGACGCAAACCCCGCCGACTTCATTGTCGATCTCTGCACCAACAGCCGCTACGGCCTGCAAATGCCGTCCGCGCTGATCGGCGACACGACGCAATTCCGCACCTACTGCACCGCGCAGAACCTCTTGATGTCGCCGGTGCTCGACAAGCAGGAGCAATTCATCTCGACGCTCCAGCGCTGGGCGCAGTTGGCGAACACCTGGATTTTCTGGTCGGAAAACAAGATGAAGTTCGTCCCGCTCGGGGTGAACGCGATCACCGCCTGCGGCGTCACCTACACGCCCTATACCACGATCCAGTACAACCTCGGGTTTGACGACTTCATCGCCAAGAAGGGCAGCGCGCCGCTGAGCGTGCTGCGCGCCGATGTCACCAAGGCGTACAACTGGGTCAAGTTGAACGCGCGCTCGCGGCCGAACCTCTATGCCGACGCCACCCTGGAATGGAAGGACCCGGCGTCGATCCAGAAATACGGCACCTTCCAGGCGCAGGAAGTTCAGGCCGACGAGGTCTGCGACCGCGGCATCGCGCAAGTTATGGCGACCTTGATCGGCCAGCGCGCGCTGTATCTGAGGAACGACTTCAAGTTCACCCTGGGCTGGAATTACTGCCTGCTGGAGCCGGGCGACATCGTCACGCTGACCGACGCGACGCTCGGCCTGTCGCTCTATCCGGTGCGCATCAAAGAGGTCAACGAGGACAAGAACGGCGATTTGGCGATCACCGCCGAGGAATGTCCGAACGGCTACGGCGCGGGCATTGCGGCGACGCCGCAGGCATCCGCCTCGCCGACCCTGCCCGCGCTTGATGTCGATCCCGGCAATGTCAATGCGCCGCCGCTGATTTATGAGCCGGCCGCCTCGGTCACCGCCGGTCAGCCGCAAATCTGGATCGGCGCCTCGGGCGGGCCGTACTGGGGCGGTGCCACGGTCTACGCGTCGACCGACAACGTCACCTACGCGCCGATCGGCACGCTCGCTGCGGCGATCCCGCAGGGCGTGCTGCTGACGAGCCTCGCCTCGCATGCCGACCCTGACACCGCCGACACGCTGGCCGTCGATCTGACCGAAAGTCTGACCGCGCTCGGCGCGAGCGTGACGCATGCCGATGCCGACGCCGGGCGCACGCTCTGCATGGTCGGCAGCAACATCACCGGCTGGTCGAACGCCGAGCTTATCGGCTACGGCAACGTCGCCGCCAACCCGACCAACAGCTATTCGTCGAACCTGACCTATCTGCGGCGCGGCTTCTACGGCAGCACGATCGCGTCGCATGCCGCGAGCCAGCCGTTCGCCGTCGTGGTGCCGGCCAACATGCTCGAACTGACCTTGCCGCAGGCGTATGTCGGCGCGACGCTGTATCTCAAATTGGTCAGCTTCAACCTCTACGGCCAGGGCGCGCAGGATATCAGCACCGTCACGGCCTACCAGTACATCCCCTCGGGTCCGGTCTACACGATCGCCGCCCCGGCATCGGCGGCGCTGACGATCACCACGCCGACCGGTGCGACATCGATCTCGCTGACGTTAAGCTGGACCGCCTCGGCCGGGCCGAGCCTCGGCGCGTATGAGGCGCAGATGTCGTCGGACGGCGGTGCAACCTGGACGGCATCGGATGTCACGCTCGGCGCGTCGGCGACATCGTTCACCCTGGCCTCGGCAACGCCCTCGGCGTCGTATCAGGGCCGCGTGCGCGCGATCTCGGCGAACGGCCTCGCGGTGTCGGGCTGGTCGACCTCGGCGGCCGTCAACGCGGGCAGCGGGCCGCCGGTCGGCGGCGCGGGTTATCTGGCGCTGGTCAACGGCGATACGCCGGTCGGCATTGTCACCAATTCATCGGGAGTGCCGATCTATGTCGCACAGTGACTCATGAGCAATTCCACGCTGCTGACCGACTATCTCGGGCGCGGGCTGGCGAGCGCGCGGCCGACGGCCTTGAGCATCGCCGCCGGGGCGCTGGCGCTCTACTATGAGACCGACACGTCCACCTGGGCGTTCTGGAACGGCACGGGCTGGACCGCGCTGCCGGGCGGTCTGAATGAGATTGTCGCCGGATCGGGGCTGGCTGGCGGCACGATCACCACCAGCGGGACGCTCTCTCTCGGCACCATCGCGGCCGGAGCCTTTCTGGTTAATGCCGGAACGGTGGCGGCGGCGCCGAGCGCCGGCAGCTTCGGTTCGGGGCTGACGCTCAACTCAGGCGGCACGCTGTCCACCTCGGGCGGCGGCGGAGAGTGGATGGCCGGCACCGTCAACGCCGTCGGCACCGGCCTGGTGCTTGCGGGCAACACGCTCTCGGCGACCGGCGGCACCGCCGAATGGACGGCGGGCAGTGTCGCGGGACTGGCTGCGGGGCTGTCGATCGAGTCCTTGGCACCACCGCCTGACTATAGCGGCGTCGTCACGGCAAACGGCCACGCATCAACCGCTACTATCACCGTCTCAACCACGGCGGGCAACGAGGTTATCTGCATCGTCGTCGGCACTGAAAGCGGGGCCACCGTCAGCAGCATGACGTCGGCGGACCTGACCTGGACCCTGCGCGCCAGCAACAGCCCGTTGCAGATATGGTGGGCACCCGCCGCCGCCATTGTCACCAGCGAGGTCGTCACGATCAACCTGTCCGGCACGGACTATTACGGCATCACGGCCTTCTGCGTATCGGGTTGCTCCGTGTCCGCGCCGTGGGATATCGCCGGGGCGCTGCCCCTGGCGGTGAGCACCGGTTCGCCCGGCGGGATCAGCACCACGGCCGCCGATACGCTCGTGGTGTTTGCGATTCGCTCGACCTTCACCAGCGGAACGCCGGTGCCGTCCGGATTTACCCTGATCTCGTATATTAATATGGATTACGGGACCAGCCTCGCCGTCCTCGCCGGACAGCAGAGTGCGGCGCTGTCGGGCGCGTCGATTACCTATGCGCCGACCGGCGGCTTTGCGACGGCGCAGCACGGCATTGTCGATGCGCTGGCCGTGACGGCGGAACCGTATCTGACGCCGGAGTGGCAGGCGGGAGCGGCGTCGGATCTGGGCACCGGGTTGGCGCTGTCGGGCGGCACGCTGGATATTTCGACGGCGCTACGCTCGGTCCCGCTGGCGTTCAGCTTTTCCGGCAAGCCCGCCGCCGGGCAGCAGATTCACGTCGCGCTGCTCGCCGATGTCCCGCTCAACATTCCGGCGACCCTGGCGGGCGCAGCAACCTATGTGGGCACCAATCCCGCGTCGGCGGCGAGCTTCGTGCTGTCGAACATCAACTCCGGGACGGTGACGACGCTCGGCACGATCGCGATCGGCACCGGCGGCAGCATTACGTTAAGCGGCTCGGCGCATACCGGGGCGTCCGGCGACGTGCTGCGCATCACCGCGCCGGGGACGCAGGACGCCGCGCTGGCGGATGTCTGCATCACGATCGAGGGCAAGCGGCCGTGACGGCGCCCGCGCTGGACGGCAGCGCCACCGGCATCGCGGCCGGCACCACAACCGTTTCGGCCACCCTGACCACCGCCGCGGCCGGCGATGTGATCTGCGTCTTCGCCTATACCGAACAGGGGTTTGCGATTCATCCGGGGTTGGCGGTGAGCAGCGTCACTGCCAGCGGCCTGACGTTCGCGCAGCGCAAGCGCAGCCACGCCAGTCAGACCGGCAGCGCCGAGCTATGGTGGGCTCAAGCGAGTACGGCGCTGAGCGCCAAGACGATCACCGTAACCTATCCATCGGCGTTCGACAGCGCCGCAGTCATCGTCTTCGGCGTGTCGGGGTGCGACGCCGCCGCGCCCTGGGACGGCAACGCCAGCCTGCCGGCTGCCGGCGCGCTCAACCTGACCGCCGGCAGCGGCGGATCGCCGGCGCTGACCGCGAGCACGACGAACGCCGATGACCTGTTGCTGTTTCTCGTCGCGACGGCCGCCAACTGGAGCCTTCCCGGCACGCCGCCGAGCGGCTTCACGTCCATCGCCACCGCGCATGAAGCCGCGGGAGCGTCGCTGTGGTCGAACAGCAACGCGACGGCGCAAGCCGTCAGCGCCGTACAAAGCGGCATAACGGTAACCTGGGGCAGCGTGATCCCGGACTATGTCGTCACTTCCGGCAACGGCTCGTCATAGGTTTCCTCCGCGAGAAACCGCTGCCTTTAGGCAGCGGAGGGATAGCGCAGGGCGCGTAGCGCCTCTTGCTTGACGGCTCTGAAAAAACACTCCATATTTGAGCGCATGAAGCTGGTAGCCGCCGTTAAGCTGGTTCCTTCGAAGTCTCAGGCGATTGCTCTGAAGGCGACGCTGACCCGTTGCAACGAGGCGGCGACGTGGCTGGCAGGCACAGGCTACGAGGCCGGTACTTTTCGGCAATTCGACCTGCACAAACTGGCCTACGCAGAGATCAGGAAGCGGTTCGGCCTGGCCGCGCAGGTAACAGTGCGGACGATCGCCAAGGTTGCCGATGCCTTCAAGGTCAATCGCGATGTCGCGCCGGTCTTTCGCAAGGATGCCGCCCAACCCTACGATGACCGTATCTTCCGGTTCGTCAGGGACGGCGCTGCTATCAGCATCTGGACGCTTGAAGGTCGTATCACCGTTCCTGTCGTGATGGGCGAGCATCAACGCAAGCTGTTCGCATTCCAGAAGGGCGAGGCTGATCTGTGCTTTGTTCGCGGCAAGTGGATGTTGGCCGCAACTTGCGACGTTCCCGAGACCACGGAATTCCACGCTGAAGACTGGCTTGGGGTCGATCTGGGTATCGTATCGTTGGCCGTGACCAGCGACGGCAAAGCCTATACCGGCGCCGATGTTGAGCAGAAGCGGCGCCATATCCAAAAGCGTCGCCGTGGCTTGCAGAAGTGCGGCACGAAGGGCGCAAAACGACGGCTGCGCAAGCTGGCAGCCAGACAAGGGAGATACCAGAAGCATATAAACCACGTAGTTTCGAAGGCGCTCGTGACGGATGCTGAACGCACCGGATGTGGATTGGCTCTTGAGAATCTCAAAGGCATCCGCAGCCGGGTTACGGCCAGAGGCGGCAACCAACGAGCGAGGCTTGGTAATTGGGGATTCGGGCAGCTTGGCAGCTTCGTCGAATACAAGGCGAAGCGTGCCGGGGTTCCCGTGACCTTCGTCGATCCCCGCAACACGTCGCGCGAATGCCGCGCTTGTGGCTGCATCGACAAGAAGAACCGGCCCAACCAAGCCACCTTCAAATGTATCGGCTGCGGGCATGAGGCCCAAGCCGACATCAACGCGGCGCTGAACATCCGGCAACGGGCGTTTGGCGTCAGGGGCACCGTAATGCGTCCCGATGTGCTCGCCGCTTAAACGGCAGGGCAAAGCCGTCTGCTTTAGCTGACGGTCCATTACTATCGCATAGACGCGCGGGCGCTTAGACAGGCGAAGACAAGCCGGGATTATTCCTGTGAGTGAGATGAATGAACCGCCGCGACGCGGCTGGATGGATCGAGTCGGCGTCAATGTTGTGCTTAACGCACTGGTGATTCTGGTCAGTCTGACCGCCTGGGCGGTGACGATCCACAATCAGACCGACACCGACGCCATTGATCTGCGGCGCCTGGACAAGTCGATGACGGACAAGATCGCCGATCTGCGCGAGGCGACGATGGGCGGATTGGCCGAAGTGCGGGCGCAGATCGCGGTGCTGCCCGACCAGCGTGCGCGCATCGACATCCTGGAGCGCCGCGCCGCCGATCTCGACACCCGGGTCGGCTCGATCGGCGCCGTGGTTGCCGCGCAGGCCCAATCCGATGCGCAAAGCCGGGCCGATATCAACGTGTTGCTGCGCACGCTCAATCAGCCGCTGATGCAGCGGCAGCGATGAGGGCGGTCGCATGGCTGGCGGTGCTGCTGCTCTGCGGGTGCGTCACACAGCAGCAGGTGACCGTGCAGCGCAATGTGCCCGACGATCTGACCGGGTGTCATCCGGCGCATCCGCTGCCGAAAGCGCCGCCGCCGCCGCGCAGCGCGCAGCAGCTTATCGACTGGTCGCGCGCGTTGCAGGAGACCGCGATCACCAATAGTGCAAACCTGATTGATTGTGCGCAGCGCATGATTCGCTTAAACGCCTGGATCAACGCTGGCGAAGGCCGAAGGCTATGAATCTCGATCTCGCATTAAGCTATGCCGCCGGCTGCGTTCACGGCGCGGAAGGCTACAAGAGTGTCGCCTACCTCGATACTCTCGCGAAACCCCCGGTATGGACCATCGGCTTCGGCACGACCCGCATCAACGGCGTGCCGGTGCATCAGGGTATGACCTGCACGCGCGAACAGGCGCTGGCGTGGTGCAGCGCGGATATGCGCAGCGCGGCGCAGTATGTGCTGGCGAAGGTCGGCGTGCCGCTGAATGAATGGCAGCTCGCCGCGCTGACCTCGTTTTGCTATAATATCGGCGACGGTCATTTCAATCATTCGACGGTGCTCGCCGCACTCGACGCCGGCGGATATTTCCAGGCCGCCGACCGGCTGCTCGACTATGACGAAGCCGGCGGGCACGTCTACGAGGGGCTGGAGACGCGGCGCAAGCGCGAGCGGGCGCTGTTTCTGATCGGCCTCGGCGCCACCAACGTCCCGCCATTCACCAAGATCATGACCGACAGGCTGACCCCGCCGCCGGCCGCGCCACCGCCCGCGCCGGAGCCTGACCCGGACAACCCGGCGGATTTGCTCAATCAGGCCGAACTGAACCGCCTCAATCAGCAAGGAGCATCTTCATGAGCTTTCACATCGGCGACGTCTTCACCGCGATCGGCAACGGCGCCGCGAGCGTCTATCATTCCGTGCTGGCGACCGGCAGCGTCGTCACCGCCTGGGAGAGCGACCCCGCCGTCGCGCCGTTCGTGGCGCTCGGCCTCGACTATGCAAATTCGGCATTGACCCGCTTCGGCGTGCCGCCGGGCACCGTCTCGATCGTCGGCGGCGACGTGCTGGCGGCGCTCAAGGCGCTGGCGGCGCTCGATCCCACCGTGCCGTCGGTGGCGACGACGCAGACGACGGCCACCGCGACGACCGCAACCCCGCCGCTTGCATAATAACGCTGGCGTGCGCAGCGGATTTGTGCGCAACGGACAGGCGTTTCCTTCCTGAACGAACAAACTGGCGCTCCGGGAGGACCTCCCCGGGGCGCCTCTTTTTATGCAGATCCTATGCGAAGCCCGCCGATGTGCAGCGCGCCCAGTCGCACACCACGTCGGCATGCAGCGCATCGGCGCTGTCCTGGCTCAGCGCGATAATTCCGTCCGCCTCGTCGCGCGACACCACCAGCAGCACCGCCGGCAGCGCCGCCATCGCCGCCGCCGACAGCGTATCCCATTCGACGGCCTCGATCGTCAGTTCAACCGATTCGTCATACACGCCGATCGCCGCGCCGATGCGCTTGGGCGGCAATCCGCAGGCCAGTCCGACGACGGTGCGGCCGGGCGGGATCGGTATGCGTACATCGACGGTGCCGACGACGACATAGGCGCGGGCGTCTGCGGGCAGGATCATGCGGCGGCCTTTGCTGCGGCGGCGGCTTTGAGAGCGGCCCAGTTGTCCGTCGTCAACCTGACCACCATGCCGAGCGGCGGGCTGGTCTGGTGTTTGCTGCGGGTCAGGAAGCCCCTGGCGATCAGCCGCATCGCCGCCGGCACATAGCGATCCGAGGCGAGAAAGTCGGCGATGCCGTAGACGATGATCGCGTGGTGGCAAGAGGTCAGCAGGCTGCGCTCGTACGCGGGCAGGCCGAGCGCCAGCAGATCGACGGCCTCGGCCTCGCCGCTCACGCGCAACCCGCCTGCAAAGCGTCGCCAAAGGCGTCAAGCTCGGCCGAGCAGCCCGCCATGCGGCCGAGATCGTTGTCGCTCGGCTCCAGCCCCGGATCAGTCTCGCCCATCATCAGGCGCAGGAACGCGGAGGCGCCGGCATAGAACGCGCGCCGCATCTCGCGCCGCTGCTCGTCGGGCGTCGCATCGTCGAAAATCGCATCCGACAGGCTGGTCCATTGCCCGGCCACGGTCGGCGGATACGACGCGGCGGGGCGCTGCGGCTGCGGGCCGGCGGGCGTCGCGCGGAAATCAGCGTGCTCACCGCGCTCGGCGGCGGCTTTGCTGAGCGGCCCGCGCTGGTGCTCGGGCACGTGCTTGAGCGCTTCGGCGGCATAGAGCAGCAGCCGGCACATGTCCTCGGCGTTGGCGCGCTGGCCGACGATGTGGACCTGGCTGTCGCTCAGTTCGGCGACCACCATGCCGTGGCGGATGTCGCCGCGGCGGGCGAGGTCGGCGAGTTGCGCATAGGCTTTGCCGGGGTCCTGCGACGCCATCATGCGCACGAAGCTCCCGCTCGGGCTTTCCGGGTTCAGCGGCATGGCCGGGCCTTGCGCGCGGGGTGCTGCAACGGCGCGACGGCGGCGAGCACGCGGACGAACTCGCCCTGGCTCCAGAGCAGCACGCGATGCCCGCTGGCAAGTGCCCTGGCGGCGTGTTGCGCCTGCATCCGCGCGCGCCCCTGGTGGCGTGTCTCAGCGGCGATCAGCACCTTGTCCGTCATCGATATCCCCTTCGCCGCTTGCGCGCGGTGTACGCGTGCATAGCGGCAAGCGCGGCATCGAGAGAAGGGTGCGTTTCATGGCGGATGGTGCCGGGCGAACCGATCCGCCCCCACTCCCGCATCAGCGTGGTAGCCGCCGATGTCCGCCGGGGGGCGGTCGGCGAATCCGAGTCGCCCGGCGCCGGCAAGTCTAGTGCAAATTGCACCGCCAGGGCATAGAAGCGTGCCATGTGGCGCGCCGGGTCGCGCCGTCGAACGATCACGACCCCGCGATCTGCGCCATTTGCTGCGCTTGTTCAGGCGTCGGATAGAGCCGGTATGTGTTGGCCTTGCGGATAACCATAGCCCATATTACAATTGGTCTATGGCAGATGACAATAGCTCTACAGGAGCGGAAGACATTGCATTTTTGCGATGCACGTCCATTTGGTCTTCGTCGCAAAATATCGCAGGCGTGTGTTCACGGAAGCATCGCTTGCCGATCTCCGCGTGATCTTCACCAGCGTGTGCGAGGATTTCGAGGCTGAACTGATCGAGATGGATGGAGAGGACGATCATGTGCATTTGCTGGTGAACT